GCGGGTGAGGGTCCTCAGTCCACTAATCCTGTGGACTAAGGCTCACATTTTAAAGAGTGTGGGTCTCTTTGCAACAGGAGTTAGTTACGATGGCAGTACCGGCCAGGGATAATACCTTCGGCGATCACCAGTTCTCTGAGAACTTTGCCAAACATCATTCTTATCTCAATTCCAAGTATCCAGAGGATTCAAGGGATTGGGTTGAGTATGAATATGGCGTCCCAGTGCATACTTGTAATCGCGGGCTTCAGTCAAATAACGTTCAACGTCAATTAACTGATGTCGGCCCTACTTGGAGAGATCCAAGTAACTACTATCGTAATGTATCTGAGATAACCCATCTGATGGGAAGTCACTTCTCATCAGGTCCTTTCTGGACATACACTCGCGAGGTATTAAATCGCGAGTGGCTATTCAGTTGGGACTTTGAGGAATCTCGATACGCTGTTGCAGGTGGTGTTCCCTGGCCGTCCGATCTTGAGAGTGAGGCGATCACGAAAGTGATCAAGAAACTCAAGGATCGGAAGGCTTCTCTCGGCGAGGACCTTGCCGAGGCTGGGAAGACTTATTACTCATTGACGCGCGAAGTAGGTAACCTCGCACGTGCCTTATACGCTGTCAAGCGCGGCGATGCCGCGGGTGCTTTACGGCACCTGAGCGATAAGAGAGGCCTAGCCCGTCGTGGCGCAGATTTATTTCTGCAATACAAATACGGGTGGAAACCTCTTATGAGTGATATATATGGTCTATCTGAGTTGCTCAAACAGCAATGCAAGCCTGCATTGCTTATGACTGCCCAGACTCGGACAACGGTGAAGACCCCACGGTTACTACCCAAGAATGGGTACGATCGCAAGGGTAACATCAACATCCGAGGTCGCCTAGCTTTAACTGGTAAAATTAACTCTAACCAGGCTAGGCTACCAGACCGGATCGGTCTGTCCAATCCGTTATCCTTAGCGTGGGAACTTGTCCCGTACAGTTTCGTCGTCGATTGGTTTATACCAATTGGCGATATCCTGGACGCGATGACTCCTCCGCTGGGATTGGACTTCGTTGGCGGCTCTTGTACCTTTCACTTTGACGGTGAATTGTACTCCAGACTCCTTCCGGAATTTGGATCGACGGAGTTTACTCCGGCGGAGACTAACTACCGTGTGTTTAGTCTCTATCGAAAGA